GCCCCTTGGCATTGACTGTGACTATGTGCCACACGCCATTGACACAAAGATCATGAAGCCAACCCCGAACTACTACACAAGCAAAGGGCCGCGCTCGGGTCGGGAAATAATCAACGCCCCCAAAGATGCTTTTGTCGTTGGAATTGTCAACGCAAACAAAGGCACCGCACCAGTTCGCAAGGCTTTTGCTGAACAGATTCTGGCCTTCAGTATTTTCGCAGCTGACAAACCTGATGCTGTCTTGTACTTGCACGTTGAGAAGTTCGGCGCTTACGGTGGCATTGGGATTGACGCCGTCATTAAAGCCGTAGGGCTACGCCCTGAGCAGTACGTTTATGTCAATCAGTATCAGAACATGGTCGGGATTCCTGACGACGCCATGGCCGCCATTTACTCATCATTCAATGTCCTACTTGCCGCCACACTGGGTGAAGGTTTCGGGATCACAGTGATCGACGCGCAAGCCTGTGGTGTTCCCGTGATTGTGTCCGACTTCTCCGCACAGCCCGAACTTGTCGGTGACGGTTGGAAAGTACCAGGGCAACCCTTATGGGATGCAGCGCAAGAGGCTTGGTTTCAGATTCCTAGCGTCCACGGAATTGTCAGCGCACTAAACGAATCATATGAACGTAAGGCCGAGAAAACTTCCAATGTTGCGCGCCAGTTCATTGTTGACAATTACGACGCTGACACGGTTTACAAAGAGATGTGGCAGCCATTGTTTGCCGACCTAACGAAGGACTAATTCATGGCAATAACCAACGGCTACGCCACACTATCCACTGTCAAGGCTGCTGCTCGCATCACCGATGCTGTTGACGACACGTTGCTGGAGTTGGCGATTGAGTCCAGTTCACGCCTGATTGACGGACACTGCCAACGTCATTTCTATGTCACAAGTTCAGAGGCTCGATACTTCGCCGCTGACAACTCCTACGCCTGCACGATTGACGATGTTGCCGGCACCGCGATCACGGTGCAAACGTCCTCGGGCATTGACGGTGTGTTCGATGAAACATGGGCTGCCAACGACGTGCAGTTGGAGCCATTGAACCGCGTGAGTGCTGGCCTGCGTTTCCCTGTCAGTCGGCTCATTGCAATCAACGACTACCTTTTCCCCGTCGATCCCCAGGGTGAAGCAGCGGTCAAAGTAACGGCTCAGTTTGGCTTTGGTACTGCAATCCCTGTGGACGTTCAGCAGGCATGTGTGCTGATGTCACTGCGCCAGTTCAAGCGTTACGACAGTCCACTAGGTGTCGCTGGTTTCGGTGACATGGGTGCCGTTCGAGTTTCCCGCATTGACCCTGACATTCAATCCATGTTGGCACCGTATCGACGCAACGTTGTTGGTCTGGCATGACCGTATCCGTCAGTGCTATCCGTAATCGCTTAGCAGTGAACCTCTCAAGCATCAACGGCCTACGAACGTCTGATTATGTGCCCGATGATCCTAAGCCCCCAGTCGCCGTTGTAATGCCGCCAACGATCAAATACGACTTGGCATTTGGTCGCGGCCTCGACGAGTACGAATTCGTCATCACGGTGATTGTTGGCAAGCAATCCGAACGCGCAGCACAACGGTTGCTTGATTCGTTGTGTGCCCCAACCGGCGCTGGGTCTGTAAAGACCGCGCTGGAGTACGACAGATTTCTCGCAGGTGAATGTCAGGACTTGCGAGTTACCGAGATGCGGCGAATTTCGTCGTTGATCATCGACCAAATAACATACTTGGCGGCTGAATTCACCGTCCAAGTTTACGCCTAGGAAGGTAATGCAATGCCCAAATTCGTAATGAAAGACCCAGTGGTTGTTGTTGGTGCCAGCACCGTATCCGCCAGCTGCGCCAGTGCAACAATCTCACTTGAGGCCGATGACGTCGAAACCACATCATTCGGTGATTCAGGTTTCCGCACTCGCATCGGTGGCCTCAAAGGTGGCAGCGTTGATTTCGAGTTCCATCAGGACTTTGGTTCCGGTGGAATCGACTCGCTGTTGTGGCCGCTACTTGGTGGAACTGTCGCAATTCAGATCCGACCAGGTGGAACTGCTGCTGTTGGCACGACCAACCCTGAGTACCGCTTTGATGCTCTGGTCACGTCCTACTCACCAATGGATAGCGCAGTGGGCGACCTTGCCACTGTCTCTGTTTCGTTCCCCATCACTGGTGCTGTCACTCGCGCAACTGCCGCTTAAACCTTCGCAATAATTAGAGAGGAATTATTATGTTGCGTTTAGCCTTACATGTTGATTATGACGATGGTTCCGGCGTCGATGTTATTGCATCGGCGCTGGACATCGTTAACTTTGAAAGAAAGTTCGACAAGTCAATCACAGTGTTTGCCGATCAAGTGCGCGTCGAGTATTTGCTGGAGTTGGCCTATTCAGCATTGTCGCGCAAGAAACTCACAACCTTGTCATTTGATGACTGGGCAGACACCATTTCCGGTATCACCTTTGGAAATGAGGCAGATACCGAAATTGTCCCTTTGGAGAGCAATCCGCCCACTGGCTGATCACTCATTTGGCTTACGAGTTCCACATGTCTCCCAAGGACGTGGCCGAACTTGATCCCCGAATGATCGCAACCATGTGGCGGTATCTCCGCTGGGTAAACGTAGAACAGAGGAAAAATGCCACTCGCTGAGGTTCGCGTGAAGAATTTGAAACAGACAATGGATCTGTTGAAAGGTTACGCACCTGAGCAGGCAAAGGAAATAAACAAACGCATTACCACCGAGGCGAACAAAGTACGCGACCGTGCGCGCGACTACATGCCTGACGTGGCGTTATCAAACTGGAACAACTGGCCTGATCACGCAAGTGAAGGCTATGTGGGTTCGGTTGTCAAAAAGAAAGTCAAGACAACTCGGGCAAACAACCGGGCGCGCAATCAAATTGTTTCCAACTACATCGGTGTGGTGAGCGGTGACGCTGCCGGTGCGATATTTCAAACCGCTGGTCGTGGCGGCTCCACAGACATGTTTGTTGACAACCTTTTGGCAAAGAATGGCAGCAGTCGTGGATTGTGGAAAGCCTTTGATGAATTGAAAGACCAAGTGCAGCCAGCGATCATGGCGGCAGTTGAAGATGCACAGCGACTTGTGAACACAAAACTAAACCAATTAGGTGGTGAGTAGCGCATGGCCGTAGTCATCTCGATCATTGGAAAATATGACGACAAAGGTATTGCCAAGGCGCAAAAGGAACTTGCCGGCCTAGGTGGTTCGGCGACTAAAGAATCAAAGGTAATGGGTGCCCTTGGCGGCGCGATGAAGGTTGCCGGCGTTGCAGCTCTTGGCGCTGCTGTCGGCTTTGGTGCCTTTGCAGTTAAAGGCATCGCAGCAGCGGAGGAAGCCGCTACCGCGCAGGCACGTCTTGACCAGGTTGCTAAGTCGATGGGGTTCGTTGGCGGTGCCTATGAAGGTGCAACCCAACGTCTGCAAACGTATGCAACCGAGTTGTCCAAGCAGATCGCCGTTGAGGACGAATCCATTTTGGCTGTTCAGGCTAAGTTGGCAACGTTCAAAGAGGTCGGCTCCACAATGGACGAAGCCGGCGGCGCAATGGATCGCGCTACACAGGCAGCGTTCGACCTTGCTGCCACGGGATTTGGTTCGGCTGAAACTAACGCGATCCAATTGGGTAAGGCGCTCAATGACCCCGTAAAGGGCATTAGTGCCCTATCACGCGCTGGTGTGACGTTCACCGAGCAAGAGCAAAAGAAAATTAAGGCACTTGTCGAATCAGGCAAGGCTGCTGAAGCGCAAGAAATGATCCTTGGCGCTCTGGAGTCTCAAGTTGGCGGTGTTGCTAAGGCAACCGCTAACGCATCGGACAAGATGAAAATCGGCTTTGGTGAGTTGCAGGAATCCGTTGGCACTGCACTATTGCCGACGTTCAACAAGATTGCTGACACTCTCATTCCGATCATGGAAAGTTTGCAAGAGCCATTGAGTCAGGTTGCCGAGGTCGTGGGCGGCGTTCTCTCTGAAGCCTTCGATGCCATTGCACCTGTGATTCCTATTTTGGCTAAGGCGTTCGCTGACATCGCTGGCATCGTTGCTGGTGCCCTTGGTACCGCACTCTCTGCCCTGATTCCCGTATTGACCCCGGTGTTGGAAACCTTCGCAGCACTGGTGGAAAAGATCGGCCCACTACTGCAACCGCTATTGGACAAGATTGCAGGCTTACTTGCAAACGTGCTGAGCGCGTTAGTGCCCCTGATCGACCCACTGACGGAGTTCGTGTTCACGTTGCTGGAGGCTCTAGCGCCCATCCTTGACATTGTTGTTGACGTGTTGATGGTTCTGGTGGATGCACTCAAGCCAATCCTGAACGCGATCATCCCCATATTGCCGGCATTGAGTTCACTGATTGAATTGCTGGGCAAGATCCTCACACCGATTTTGGAAGCATTAACCCCGGTCATTGAGATTCTTGCCAACATTCTCTCTGACGTATTGGTGCGCGCTGTTGGTTTGATTATGACCGCGCTGGGTTACTGGATCATTGGTATGAGCAAAGTCGCGCCGTTCATTCTCAACAACGTCACCAAGCCTGTTGTTTCCGCGTTCCTGACCATGGCTGAGAACGTTGTCGGCGCTGCTGCCACCATGCTCGGTTGGGTGCCTGGTCTCGGCGACAAACTCAACGAAGCCAAGGACGCCATTGGCACGTTTAAGACCAACGCTGAAAAGTCCATCGGTGATGCTGCCGACAAGATCGGCAAAGAGGGTGCGCGTATCGGTCAGGAGTTAGTGGACAACGGCGTTGAGTCGATGACTAACCCTGAAGCGGTTAAGAAAACCAAAAACGCTGGCATCAAGATGGGCAAGAATCTTGCAGGCGGTGTCATTACAGGTTTAGAGAACACTCAACTTGATGTCAACAGCACGTCAGCCAACA